ACGTTCTCCAAGGCGGTGGCGGGCAAGGAGAACGAGGCCGACACGGTGCGCGGCTGGTACCAGTGGACCGGGCAGCGGTTGAAGAACGCGGGCCGCGGGTTCGTGCGCATCGACCATGCCGGCAAGGATCTCGAGCGCGGCCAGCGGGGCACCTCGGCGAAGAACGACGACGTCGACATCGTCTGGCGGATGACCCCACTGGAGGGCGAGCGGTTCCGGCTCAACGCCCTGAAGCGGCGGCTGCAGTGGGTACCCGAGACCGTCGAGCTCGAGTTGGTCGAGGTCGACAACGTCATCGGCTACCGCCTCCTCGCCGGCGGGTTCGGTTATCCACAGGGCACGGCACAGGTCGCCGATGACCTCGACCGTCTCGGCGTGCCGCTGGATTGGGGCCGGCCCAAGGCGGGCAAGGCACTGCGCGACGCGGGCCTCGGGAGGCGCAACGACACCGTGTCGGCGGCCCTCAAATACCGCCGCGAACGGCTCGAAAACCTGTCCCCGGGTGCCCTTCAGGGAGTTTCGGCGGAAAACGGTCCCACCGGAAACGGGGTCAACGACGAAACCCCTGCGGGCAGGGGTCCCGGACAGGTGGGGACAGGGGGTCGGAGCGCAACGGGCCAGGGGGGGGTGACACACTTGTGGGTCACCCCTGGCCCGCGCTTGCCCGCCGACCCCGATCCGGGGGTCTTCGGGTGAGGCATCCGGACGTCTCCGACGACGTCGTGCTCGTCGCGATCCTCGTCGGGGTTCTGCTCGTCGTGGTATGGGTGTGGCGATGAGGGCGCTCGTTCTCGGCACGCTGTCGGCGCTCGGGGTGGCGATGTTCGCCGGGTTCGTCTGGATGGTGCTCGACTCGAGCCGAGACCGGGGAGGTGACGATGACTGCTGGCGAGAGTGACCGAATCGAACCGCTGAACGATTCCGGTGGCGACGGGCCACAACCGACGTGCGAGGTCGCACTCTGCGGAAGACCGGCCAACCATCGGAGCCGCTCGAAGGATGGCGAGTGGGTCTACCTTTGCACCGGTCACCGCCCGTTCGCCGATCTGCTCGGCCGCCTGCAATGGACGAACCATGCTTCTACTGTCAGCCGGTGTCCGATGCCGAGTGACCCAATTGAACCGCTGAACGAGTCGCCGGGCATCCCGCGCTACGCCATGCTCGATCTGTGGATGGCCCTCGGTGGCGACAGCGAAGTGTTTGAAGCATGGATGGCTGACCCGAAACGCACCCCGGCGGATGCGTGGGCGCAACTCTTAGCCGCCGTCCGCGGCGACACGATGCCCGGCGACACCAACCCGTACCCCGGTGCCATCCTGCAGCTCGTCTGGAACCGGACGGTGGGCGATGCCGAGTGATCGCATTGAACCGCTGAAGGATTCCCCATATCCGCCGATGACCCGCGGCTGGTGGGCCATCTCCGGCGACGACCTCTACGCCGCCCTTCAACGCGTCGCCGAAGGCGAACACCCCGACCAGGTGTACGCCGACCTCGAGGCCGAGAGCCTGATCACCCGACCCTCGGACGACGACGACCGATGAGCACACCACGACGCCGGCGCCGGACACGATCCACACTGACGACCACCCAGCAGGGCTACGGCTGGACGTGGCAGAAGCTGCGCCTCGTCATCCTGGCTCGTGACGGCTACGTCTGTCACTGGTGCGGAGGCTTCGCCAACACCGTCGACCACCGCACACCCAAGGTCGAAGGCGGCACCGACGACCCGGCCAACCTCGTCGCCGCCTGCCAACCGTGCAACAGCCGGCGTGCCGCCCAGTGGATCAACGCCCGACGTCGACGCCGACCCAGTCACCCAACAGGGGCTCTCGCCCCGTGAGCGCAATACAGCTCAGCATGTTCGGAGAGGAGGCGGGCGACGAATGCCGTTACCCGGGCTACAAGGCCCTGAGCGGGTACGAATACGGCTGTCGCTGCTCACGATGTCGGGCGGGCCGGCAACAGAACCGGCGGAACCGATCCATGCACTGCGCGTCCGAGGGCTGTGACGCGGTAAGGGTGAAGCATCGGCGCTGGTGTCCCGAGCACATCCCTCCACCCAGGCCTTCGCCTATCCGCGGCGAGGCCGAGTGCGAGCTGTGCGGGCGCAGTCATAGCTGGTATGAGTCCACGCTGGTCGCCAATCGTCCCGAGATCCGCGATCTGTACCGCCGAACCTGTGTGAAGTGTCGGCAGGACTACGTACAGGTGATCAAGGGCCACCGCCTCAGTACGCACGATGCTCTGCGTCTCATCACCGCGCTCGAATGCGAGCTCTGCCATGAACGCTTCCCGATCGGTCCCAGGGGGCGCCGCAAGAACTGCGTCGATCACGATCACAACCACTGTCCAGGTCAATTCAGTTGTGGTGCGTGCGTTCGCGGCATCCTCTGCCATCGATGCAACAACGCCATCGGCGCACTCGAGCAGGTCGAGCGCATCATCGGAGTCGACAAGCTCGCCGCCTACCTATCCGATGCCCGCCAACGCTAGCGAACGAATGTTCGAGTTTTCTGCCAGCTCAGATCCCTTGACGGCGCCATCATGCGTTAACCGAGAAGAATCGCCGCGAACCGCCCCGACTGGGGCGTTGATCGACCACGATGGCCGGTGATGGCTCGATCAGCCGCAGTTCCGTCCGATCCTCCGATCGCTCATGGTGAGCTCGTCCGTTCCGGCGCCCGGGCGCCGCTGCAGCTGGTCGAGCTGCCGGAGTGGCACGGCTGGCAGTACCGCTCGCTGCCGGGCCGGGTGTGCCGGTGGATCGAGACGCACGTCCGGGTGCCGACCGGGTTCGGTGCCGGCGAGCCGATGCGCCTAGCCCCGTTCCAGCGCCGGATCATCGAGACGTTGTACGAGAACCGGGCGGCGATCGTGTCGCTGCCGGCGGGCAACGGCAAGACGACGCTGCTGGCGGCGATCTCGTTGGAGCGGATCTGCCGGGGTGACGACTACGTCGAGGTCGACGTGGTGGCGACCAAACAGGAGCAGGCGGGTCTACTCGTGGAGACGGCCAAGCGGATGGTCGAGGCGAGTCCGGCCCTCGTGCCGCTGTGCACGTTCTCGGCGAGGACGGGGACGCTCACCTACCGGGTGACGGGGTCGCGGATGGTGGCCCACCCCTCCAAGGTGACCGCGGTGCAGGGGCTCAACTTCTCGCTGGCGGTGATCGACGAGATCGGGTTCGCCTCCGATCAGGTCGTGTCGACGCTGGTCGCCCGTCTCGGCAAGCGGCCCGACGCGGTGGTGATCGGGATCGGCACGCCGGGGCTCGAGCCGAACGTGATGTTCCGCCTACGCGAGCGTGGTCACGAGCTCGACGAGGTCGGGTTCTCGTACCTGGAGTGGTCGGCGCCCGGCGGGTGCGCGATCACCGACCGGCGGGCATGGCGCCAGGCCAACCCGGCGTTGCGGGGCGGGTTCCTGCGCCCTGATGCGCTCGAGACCCAGGCGGCGATGCTGTCCGAGCACGAGTTCCGGGTGTACCACCTCGGCCAGTGGGTCCAGGGCTCGACCGGGGCGTGGCTGCCGGCGGGGGCGTGGGACGCCTGCCCGCACGCCGGGCCTCCACCGGACGGGTCCGAGGGGGTGCTGGCGTTGGCCGGCACCTGGACATCGTCGGTGGCGGTGGTCGGGGCGTCGATGGACGGGGCGGTCTTCGTGGCTTGGGCCAATGAGACGGCGACCGACTCCGAGCTCGAATCGGTGCTGGAGGCGGCGTCGAAGCGCTGGCAGGTGGTCGACCTCGTGGTGGCGCCGCGGATCCGTACCGCCCTGGTGCGACACCTCGCCGAGGGGCGACCGGTCACCGTGTGGCCGCACCGGGTCGAGATCGAGGTCGCCTCGTCGACGGAGTGGCGCCGGGCGATCGTCGAGGGCCGGGTCGCCCACGACCACCACCCGCTGCTCGCCAACCATGTCGGGGCGTCGGTGGCGCGCGCGACCTCCGACGGGTCGATGCGTCTAACGCCACCCGACGACGGCCGCCCGGTCGATGCAGCGCGGGCGGCGCGGATGGCGTGGTGGCAGGTGACGCATACAGAGGCGCTGACCGAGGTGCCGGCGATCTTCTGAGGGGCATCGTTTCCCACCGGCGAACGATGTGCAACGATGGAGGGTCATGGCAAGTTCCACCTCAGGGTTCGGTCGCCGCCCGCGGGGGCGGCTCGACCAGTCCGGTGTTCCCGAGTCCGAGTCCGGCGAAGGCACGGTCGTCCTCGGCAAGCAACCGGACGAGACGACCGAGGCGACGCCGGCGCGCAAGTCGGCCGCCAAGTCCACCGACACGTAGACGTCGGTGACGTTGCGGTCCACTGCCGCTGACGCCGGGATGGCGTTGCGGCAGATCACCACCAACCTGCTGCACGCGACCGACGGCCGTGATGTCCTGTTCAACTCGCCCGACGGCTGGGAGGTCGAGCAGCCGTGGCTGTGGTGGATGGGTCCGGGCAACGGAACCACCGGCCCGTTCGGGCATCCCATCCCCGGCGCCAACCCGGTCGCCGGGTTCGCCTCGATCCCCGGGGTCGCGCGGGCCACCGGCCTGATCGTCGACACCCTGTCGACCTTGCCCTGGCACGTGTACCGGGGCGAGACGGAGCGGATGCGAACCCCCGACTGGATCACCGACCCCCAGGCGTTGCGCCTCGACGGCCGGGTGATCGACCCGTCGGACGTCAACGAGACCCGCATGTCCACCGTCGACTTCTGGGGGCAGTGGCTGCAGTCGGCGCTGTGGTACGGCGACGGGTTCATCTACGCCCCGTCCCGTGACGAGTTCTCGGGCGCGCCCAAGCCCCCGATGTGGGTGCTGCACCCCGCCGACGTCGACCTGCGCGACGGCGCCTACTGGGTGTCGGACATCGAGCTCGCGCCGGGGTCGGTGATCCACCTGCGCGGTCAGCTCCCGATCGTCGACGGGCGCGGCACCGGCGTGCTCAGCCGCTTCGCCGACGAGCTCGGCCTGACCACGACGCTGCGCTCGTACATGGCCGGCGCGTTCAGTGCCGGCGTCCCCGCCGGCTACCTCAAGGTGCTCTCCCCGAACCTGACCCAGGACCAGGCCGACAGCCTCAAGGAACGCTGGATGACCCAGCACGGCGGCCGGCGCAACATCGCCGTGCTCAACTCGACGACTGAGTTTCACCCGTTGACGTGGTCGCCGGTGGAGCTGGCGTCCGCCGACTTCGCCCGCATCACGCTCGGCCAGATC